CCCGTAACAGACAGAGCAGCATTAGTGCGATAACCACCAGCACCACCGCCACCGCCAGGGCCCCAAGTTCCACCACCACCACCGCCAGCGACAATTAAACACTCAACATTAAGAGTTTTTATTGGAAATCTTGAACTGGCAATAATGCCTAAAATTGGAGTCATTATGTAAGATCGCCAACTATCGTAAACACATTGCTTGCGGTGCAAATAATTGTGCAAGCTGAATAACGGGCTCTAAGGACTGGAGCAGAAGAAGAAGCTCCTGTTGAAGTGATAGTTACTGAACCGCCTGAAATAGTAGTAAGTCCAACGCCGATTGATTGAATGTTAATTTGGTTTCCTGTTGTAAATACATTTGCAGGAATGGTTACTGTTACTGGAGAAGCATTTGAAGTTGTTACCAACTTGCTAACATCAGTAGCTACTAAAGTGTAAGTAGTCCCAGTCTGGGCATTGAACGCAAGTGTAGTGTCGTCTTGCTCAGTCCAGGTAAAGTCGAGGTCAGTGTTTGAGTTCTTAGCCAATACTTGGCCAGTGGTTCCGCCTTTGAGATCAACGAACGAAGTGTCAACCCCGCCTAGGGCAGTGCGAATGGCAGCTGCGCCATCCTTGACCAAATCTGTATCGTCTGGAGTTGTCCAGCCAAAGTTTGTTGTAGTTGCCATTAGTTCTCCTTAAGCCACAATTGTAGCATTTAGCCAGTCTAGGGTTGGGTTGATTGTGTTCCATGTTTCGACCGCAGGAACGGAAGTCCAACGGAATGCTTGAAGGCTATATGCCAGTGGTGAAATGGTTAGTGTCAATTCAAGAGTGTTATATCCGGCTCGGAATGTCCAGCCTTCTACGAACCCCTGGAATTCACCATTAGATATATTTGGTGGTAAATCTACGATATTTAACGGTAGTCCTATGAATACGTTTATTAGGGCATCTCGGTCAGTGTCAGACAATTCTGGGTTAACGAGTTGGTAAGTAATGGAATCGAATACTGCCTGAGGGTAGGCTCTAAGTGCAAGATAGAATTCTGCCTGTGATTCGGCATCTTCGGCTTTATCAAGAGTAGTCGATATTACTTGGCCTAATTCTCCATATAAACCAATTGAAGCCATATCTGAATCTGTGTAACTCTGGTTCTGATCCTTCTTATATCTTATGGTTACCTTGTTGCGAATATCGCCGGAACGAGTAACTGTCCGGAAACCTGCCCCTAAGGCATCATTGGCTGATAAATCGACATAACCGTTGTCCGCAAAGTATTGAGTTCTATGTGTGCTATCTGCATAACTTATGCGACCTTCGGGATCTTCATAAAGATAGCCAAGTCCGGAGTTAGCAATAGTAGAAGCAATAGAGTAATAGTCGGATGAGCTGCTATCTCTAGCATCTAGGTCATAATCGCCCGGTCGGTCGATTTCTCCAAGGCCAGTGTTAAGAGCTTCTTCCCATTGAACCGTTGGGTCGAAAGTATTCCAAGTGGTAGCAGCTGGAACCGCATTCCATTGAGCAAATAGGAGGGTAGATAGCAGTGCATACATTTGATCGCCATCTTGGTCTTGTGGCAATACTCCAGTGGTAACACTCTTAGGCAGTTTTGAAAGTGCGCCTAGCGCAGTAATCTCGATGCGTTGGTTGTAATCTACTGATCCGATTGAATTGATGGTTACGGCTAAGTCTGTGATGGTTCCACCAAAGATAGGCACAAAAGTATCTGTGGAATCTTTGACTTCGACAGTAACCCCATCATTGATTTCCATTGGAATAGAAGTCTGGTCAAAATTGAGAATGGCAAGTTGGCAATATCCAGCGACTGGTTGGGAGTAAATGTCGGTTCGACCTGAGGTAATGGTTAGGTTGGCCAGCGTTAGGTTTGTGTAAGTAACCCCATCAACAATAACTCGCCAGACTGGATTCCATGCAGTCATTAAGCAAACGCCCCTGCGCCTAATGATCCACGAGCTTGTGAGCGGTTAAGAATATCGACAATAGTCCGGGCAGTGCCTTCTGAGTCCAGAGCGCCATTTACTGTAATATTTATTGTGTTGCCACTACCCATTTTGTTGTTAGGAATGATGGTTCCGCTAGTTGCAGAAGTAAATAACTCTGGCCCGTTCTCACCAACTAGGTAGGTAGTTCCAGCTGAGACTGGTCCACCCATGGCACGACCGCCACCAAATATTCCAGAGATGCCTTGACTTACTGGGTTATTCTTAACAAAGTTTACGAAGGCCACTAAGCCTTTATATGCACGATCAATAAGATTAACTAGGCTTGAGAATAGATTGACTACTGCGCTAATTGCAACACCAAGAACCTTGAACGCCGCTCCTAGAACTTCACCAATAAACGGTGCTAAGTAAGTCTTTCCAAATTCAAATATAGCCTTCGCAAATGTAAAGAACTTATTAAGTTCTGTTGAGTTGTTGCCCACTGCCTTGGACACGTTGGCAAACGCTTCTCTTATGCCTTCCACTACCGGAGTAAAGAATCCTGAAACAAATTCCCAGATTGAAGTAAGAATAGGCAGAACATTGTCCTTAAGGTTGCCAGCAAACTCGGCAATTGTTGGTATGGCTTTATCAACGAATAGAGACACCATTGGAGTAATGGCATCTAGGATAAATCCGCCTACTGTTTCCTTGCCTTCATCAAATGCGACTTTGAGCCTACGCATCTTTCCATCAAAAGTATCAGCCTGGATAGATGCTTGGTCTCTAAAGGTTGCAGCCATAACCGCAGTAGCAGCTTCAAAGTCCTTTGATTTAATAATGTTTTCATCGATGCTTACGCCAAGGCGCTTTAATGATCCGAAGTTTCCGTCATGGGCCTTAGCTAAGCTCTCTGAAACTGTGGTTAATGATTTGCCTGTTGCAGCTGCAATATCTAGGGCTAGGGTTTGGAGTTTCTGGGCTTGGGCTACATCTTTGGTGGAACGAACTAGACGATCTAAGGATGGTCGTAGTTCATCATCGGTAACGCCATTGGCTAGGGCAGTTTTGAGAATGTAATCTTCAGTTGCGGCAATAGTTTCGTCTGTGGCCCCTGTAACGTTCTTTAATGATGCCGCTAAGCGTAACTGTGCGGCTTCATCTTCTATGGCCGCTTTGACCCCATCAACGGCTAATTTGCCCGCATATGCAACGGCGGCAGCGCCAGCGGCTAGGAATGCAGCGCCAGCAATTTTGCCAAATTTGGATAACTTATCGCCAAAGGTTTGAACCTCGGAAGTTCCTTTATTAAGGCTTGCACTAAGGTCTTTAACTTCACCAAGTATCGCTAACTTAAGCGTTCTGGAATCGGTAGCCATTATGCAAACTCCTTAATAATTTTTGAGAATGCTTCTTGCCATTCTTTAATAATGTAAGGCTGGGCTGCCTTAAGTGTTGGAAAGATAAAGTAACCTTTATTTCCACGCCCTAGTGTTGGAGTTCTATTTGGGAACTGTGGGAATCGATTAGATCCAAATTCCATTCCACCCCATAGACTTCTGGTAGTTCCGCCACCCGAGAATCTTTGGCTGGCAAACCCAAGGCTAATTTCGCCTACCTTGGAACTCTTGGAAACTTTACCGCCAGAGGTAATTCTTGTTGCAACCTTTGTGGCTACTGTTCTAGTTCCAGAAGCTTCTTTAATCTTGCCTAATGCGTAATCTGCTAGAGCGCCAGATACCTTCTTGGCTTCATCAATAGCAGTCTCATCCATGGCTTTGAAGGCTTTGATTACTTCTCGGATTTCTTTCCGATTGTAAGCTTCAACCTCGGCCTGGTTCATTACGCTCCTTTAATATCTCAATCGCGGTAAGAATGTCCTCGGCAGTTTCCCATTCCCTCATCGGGATATGAGTCGCTATCGCTAACTCGACTAGAAGTCTATTTATGCTTCCGCGCTTGTGGCTTTTGGGTCATCATCGCCAACTTCAAGATTCGTAATGCCTTCCATCCAGACATCTAATGTCTTGGTTGGCTTCCCGGCAGCTTCTCGCTTATAGGCTGAATGAGCAACAAATAAAATATCCCACATCCCAGAGAATTCCTGGATAGATTTCTTTGTTGCCATTTCCCATTTTGCGAAGTCCGGTGGATAGGCCACATAAGTAGCACTATCCCCAGACGCGAACTCGACTGTTATTGACTTTTTCATTTTGCTCCCTGTTTACTTATTAGCTGAAGTTCTCGGTTGGTGTTCCAACTACGAGCATTGACCATGAATCGGTTTGCGCTCCTGGTGCTGCGCCGCCGACTGCTGGAAATACTGGGAATGCAGTTCCGGTAAATACTGCTCCGGTTGTTGCAGTGATTGAATATGCAAGAGCAGTGTTTGGTGCTGTTTCAGCAGCAGTCCACATTGCTTCGAATAGTGATGATGCAACACCCCAGTC